TTTTGGACCAAGAATCATACGTGCTGCTTCGTCAGGATCCATGGTCAGCAGTTGATTGCTGGTTCTACTGAACACCCCATTGGCACCCAGTTTGAGTCCATAGTGTTTGGCCAGGCTTGACATCAACACAGCACGATTCATGCCTTTGTAGGCCGATCCTGCACCTTGGTTGTAGTAAAATGTGCCCCAGTCCAAGTTGGGAAAGAACATGAAGTCAGTTTGCACATAGCCCAAGTCAGGACGTCCTTGTATGGGTGTACGCAGGTGTACTTCTCCGCCCTTTTTGATCCATTCAGCAGGCGGCAGTTTGTGTCCCACAATCCATTGTGTTAGTTTGGCAGCCAATTGTTCTTTTGACACTTGGTTGGCATCCACAGCAAGATCCATGTCTCCTGACGTAGGTGCTTTACCAGTGCTGCCCAACCAACGCTCACGTGGAAACTCTATGCCTGTGAGTTGTTCAAGCCAGGCCACTGTGGCAGGCACATCGCTTTGATTGATGCGACCTGTGAGTGGCTGACCTTCTGCATCCTTGAATACGTTGCCGCCTTCTAATAGTGTGCGTAGGCTTTTCATGGGTTTAACTTTTTAATTTCTGCAGTAATAATTTTTACTAATTCGCCTTCGACTGGGTCTCGAGGATCTAATAGATGTCCATCTAATAGTACATCTCCCGACGGAGACATAGTAATTGTTGGTTCTGAACTGGCTGGAGTTGGCATCATGCTCATGATCAATGAATGTACGTTAGTACTCACCGGGCTTCGGTAGTTTAATTTAGTGCTGCCAATTTTGAATTTTCCAGCAGGATCCAACATGATAATTGGCATTTTATTTGCGGCAGCTGGCGCACGATTTTTAGCAGAGTTAAACTGCATCAATGACCGCATGTCGTATGTGGCTTTGGAAAGATTTCGCCATTGCTGGAACTGTCCTTGCGGAGTAGATGGGGGTGAGTTATAATTCAGAATAGACTGAATGCTGCTTCGCAATTCAGATAATAAAATACTGGCTTCAGATTGAGATTTGTTATCTACATAACGAGGAAACTGAGAAAAATCATTACCTAACTGATTGTCTAAAAAGAACCCATAAACACGATTCATAAAACTGTTTGATAGTCCTTGCTTGACTCTCGGAGGTAATGCGCCTGGTGATTTTGCACCTGTGGATTGCATGGCATTACTCAGACTCTGATTCCAGTTGGCTAGTTCGTCTGCAGCCATTTGATCGATAAGTGGATCGGCGGCTGCCGCGGCTTTGGCTCTCATATCTCCGTAAGCACTAGCCGAATCGCCCGGTCTGGTTAACCCAGCTTGGGCAAAATTATAAGCATCTAATTTGTCGCCTAATGCACCAATCACAGCACCGGGATTGATGGCTTCTTGTATGGGTTTTTTAGCAGTGATTTCAAAGATCTGCATTGGTTCTCCTTACGGACCGTGAGAACTTGCTGGTGTCTCTGTGACGTATTGCATTCAGCAGTTTGCGTTGAAGATTCTCTGCTTGATCTGGCGAGAATTCAGCGTCGATTTGTTCCAGCAAACGAATGGCTGTTTCTATTAGGTTGCTGGCGCGAGTTTCTATGATGGCTCTGCGATCACGTTCTATGTACAAACTGTCCAGTTCTTCTAATATGCTTTTAGTTTTCTTTTGCATTTGCTCAAGGGCCTTTGGATTATTTAGTGGAAACGTCATTGCAATAAATATCTAATACAAGGAACCAGTATGACTAGTCAGATCAATCCCAACGATATAAACGGTGATTACCCCGTGGCAGGTGTCAGTAACAACACGCAGGGCATGCGTGACAATTTTACTAACATCAAGACAAATTTTCAATATGCAGAGGACGAAATAAATGATCTGCAGTCAAAAGGTGTGTTCAAAGCAGCATTAACTGGCACCACTTTGGACAACAACATGGCCAACAACGTGATCTACAATGCACAAGTACGCGGCATAGCAGGCACTGTTGTAACCATTGCAGCCACTTCGGGCACTGTGAACATAGACTGCAATGCTGGTCCTTATCAAACCATATCAATAACTGGCAACATTACTCTAGCATTTAACAGCGCAACTTGGCCACCTTCGGGCACATTTGGCATGATACGATTGCGAGTCACTGTAGATGCCGCAGGACGTACCATGACCTTGCCTGCCAGTGTGTCGCAGGGCACAAATACCATACAAGGACTGTTATCTAATGTGTTGACGTTTGCCGCTGCTGGCACATTTGAATTTGGATTTAGCACAATCAATGCTGGTGCTACCATTGCCATGTATGATTTTGTTAGACCGTTAGATTATTACACTGACACAGTGACCATTGCAAACACTGCTGTCAGCACCAATGCAGGCACAGGTGCGCTGATTGTGGCTGGTGGTGTGGGTGTTAGTGGCAATCTATATGTGACCGGCGATATTGTGGGCAACATTGTGGTCATTGGTTCTACATTTGTTGGCAACGTTACCGCTGGCAACTTGCTTACTGGTGGACTGGTCAGTGCCACGGGCAATGTCACCGGCAGTAATTTACGCACAGGCGGATTGGTATCTGCAACTGGTAACGTCACTGGTGGTAACTTGCTTTCTACCACACTAAGTTTGAGTGGTAATATACTCAGTGCTATCAATACCACGGCCAATATCACAACCACAGCCAATATTTCTGTGGGCAATGTGTTGATCAACGGCATTACTAACAGCACAGGCAACGTCACTGGTGGTAACTTACGCACCACTGGGCAGATGTCGGCTTCAGGTAACGTCACTGGAGGCAATGTCAGCACAGCAGGGTTGATCACTGCTGTAGGTAACGTCACTGGAGGCAATCTCAATACTGGTGCTCAAGTGATAGCCACTGGCAACATCACTGGTGGCAATGTGATTTCAGTGGCTCTTGTGGAAGGAGCAATAGTAAGTGCTACAGGAAACGTCATTGGTGGCAATGTCAGCAGTGGTGCTCAAATAGTAGCCACAGGCAACATCACTGGTGGTAACGTACTCACTGCAGGTCTTGTAAGTGTCACAGGCAACATCACAGGCGGTAATGTGCTGGGCGGTGCCAACGTCAATGCCACCCTGTTTACAGGCACTACCATATCAGTTGCAGCCAACATTTCTGGTGGTAATATATTGAGCGGTGCTGTGGTATCTGCTGTGGGCAACGCTAGAATACTTTCTGGTACCGCTGTACCAGCAGGTGGTACAGCAGGTGCAGGTTACAGAATGTCCAGCACCACCAACTTTGGTATATTCTTTGGGTCAGGTGCACCTACCTTGAGTGCTGCCCAAGGATCGTTGTACATGCGTACAGACGGTAGTGCTACCAGTGACAGGATGTATGTCAACACTGACGGTGCCACTGCCTGGACTCCTGTGATCACAGCGTCTTAATCTAACAACTCAGCCCACTCAGGGCATACAGATCTAAAACTGTTGCCTCTAATAGAATCAATTTGGTTGATTTTTTCCCAGAAAAAACTATTACTTTCTGCACTTGTTGTTAAAGAATTAACCAATTCTATTAATCGTGGGCGATTGCTAAACTTGTTTAGCAAAACCTCTTTAGTTGGCTTAGACACATGATTAATACTAAAATCACCTATTACTTTTTGATATATTAAATTTACAGTATCGCCGTATCGATTTTTTGTTAAATTATTTTGATACCAGTCTTCAATTTCGTCAAGGTAATATAAATTTAAATATCCCCATGCACAATTTATGTTGAACATGTGATTGTGTGGCATGTTGTTCACAAACCATTTGATATTTTGAATTACTTGATTCCAATTTGCGCCTGTGCGTTGGTAATTGAAGCGATCGCCAATATCATCAATACTAAAATATAATTCTACCAGTTTACATTCTTCCCACAAATCAAGAACTGACTGAGATACGGTTTGTGTGCCATTGGTATTGTAAAATACTCTAACATCACTGAGTCCTTTTGCTTCTTTTATACTTTTTAACATTGTTACATGATTGTTAGACATCAATGGTTCACCACCACCGTGAAAATGTATATTTTTTACATTCATCAACAATGCAAGATCAAGTGTTTCAATTTGATTGTGCTTGTCGTATTTGAATTTGTTTATGTCTGTTAGAGGATATTTTTTTTGATAATCAGGCAGCCACGAAGAACTATTCTCTGGACCGCAAATTAAACATTTTAAATTGCATAAATTTCCCACGCTGTAATCAATACTTTGTGGACTGGTTAGATCTATATTTGTATCTTGGTGAAAATCCTCATACAGTTGTTTAGATGACTTCCAACGACTTGCAAGACCGTGTGATTCTTCACGATAACATTGATGACATCCAGGTATTGGTTGATCATTTTCTATTAACAATTTTAACTGATTATGTTCTGGGCTATGCCAGGCTTTAGATAAATCAAAATCAGTGGTAATTTTTATAACTCCGTCATAATATGAGCAGGGACTATATCCAATTTGCCCATTTAAAGACCTTATTGCAAGATTTTTATATATTTCATAACAAAAATATTTTTTATCTTTCATGATACTCTATTTCTCACAGTGATTGTGTATAGCACGTGGTTTTGTATTAATAAGGAATATATGAATTTCTTGCCAGGGACCAGATAAGATTTTTATTAGGTGGGTCGCCCATCAACTGCAAAAAATTATTGACTGTATTTGCGTATTCTTCAACTGTGCTCATATGGCCTGGGTGAATTATTTTTATGTTATGGGTTGTGTGATTTTTTTTAAATGCAACGAAATTTAACAGCATTTTTTCTGTACTGTAATAAACATTCTCATAATTTTTACTGCCACTAAACGTACCGAGTCCACTAGTAAAAATCCATGCTGTATTGTATTTGACTATGTCTAATAATTTAAAAACACTGTCGCAATTTTTTCCAACTTGTTGAAAACTACTGGCGTTGCTTGCTGTCAAAAAAATTATGTTATCCACTGTTAGTGTGTTAAATTGATCAAAATTAGGATTTGATAAATCAAACTCTTGACGAGTCAAATATGTTCCTGGCAAATAATTTTTTAATATCTTGCCAAATCTACTGTTAGCACCTAAAATTAAATTAGTCATGATGTTTTGATCTTTCCTAATAGTTGTTTTAGTTTGGCACTTTGAACGTCTGCTGTGATTTTTGGTGCGTCACCACCACTGTCCCATGGAGGGCTGTCTTTGTCATCTCCAGCCGGGCTAACTTGGCTGCGGGCTTTGATCGAGTCCATGATTGATGCAGATGGTTTCTTTGAATAAGTGTCCCCATCTTCTCCGCCTTCGTCAGTAATGCGCATTGTTTCAATGTTGTACTCCAAATCAATTTTTTGACCAACGCCGGTCGAGCTTCGAGACTTCATACACTGTATCTGATACTTGCCACGCTCTTTCATGGCACGACTTGTAAAGATACCAAACACGTTGTCTGCTGTGTTGATCTTTGAAATACCACCTGAAATATGGCTGTGATCAAACTCAATTTCTTCCACAGCCGATCGATTCAACTGACTTGCTGTGACCATCAAGAAGCCCAATTCTTTGGCCAAGTTACGTAGTTCTTCTGAAACATACTTGTCTTTCACAAACAAGTCGTTGGGACTGACTTTTGCACTCACAGGCATCAACAAATCCAAGTAATCAATCATCACAAAGTCCACACGCTTGCCTGTTTGTATTTGATACTCTTTCAAGTATGCACGTATGTCATTGATGTTGCTTTGTGCTGGCAAGCCTTTGACTTGATAGTTGCCTGACTTCTTAGCCACTAACTTGACTTTGAGTTCTGTGGTGTCAATATCTTTGCGAATGTCCTTGGTGCTCATGTTGGTCAACATAGCATCTGTTCGCAAACTTGTTAGTTCTTCACTCAGTTCCAGTGTGATGTACACACCACTAAGTCCTTGTTGCAACCAATTTAGCGCAATGTTCATCATCACAAGACTCTTACCTGAACCGGATCCACCAGCAAAGATGTTGAGTTCGCCACGACTGAATCCACCATACAACAATCTGTCCAGTTGTGGCCAACCTGTTGACACTTGCCCACCCGAGTTGAAATACTTCTCAATACGTGCCTTGGGATCACTGAAATAGTCTGTGCCCATGTCCTTGGTCAGTGATATTTGTACAGCATCTTTGATCAGTTTTTCTACAGGTTCAAAGTCACCCTTTTCCAGCATGTCTGCGGCTTTTAAAATAGCACGTTCTAATTCTTGCCGCTTGGTAAACTGTTCAAACTCGCCCATAAACCAATCAAAGTGGCCTTCGTTCAAGTCAGGCACTGCTTGCAGTTTAATACCCGTGGTGGCAGAGATTTGTGTACGGTCGGGCAAGGTCTTGTGCTTGTCTGAATGTTCTTTGATAAACTCAGCCGCGGCTCGCAGACTCTTGTCAAAGTTCTGCGGGTTATAAATGTTCTGCACACGCACGTAACTTTGTGCGTCTTCCAACATCATTTCTAAAAATAATCGTTGGACGTCAAGTCCGTATTCTTTTAACAAGTGCTTTTTTCCTTAGTTCTATCTTGATTCTACTAGTTTCTCTTGCTTGCATTATAGTTAGCAAGGCACCTAATCGGCCCAACTTTATTACTGCATCGTTGACATCTTTACAGCCCGCGGGCCAGTCAGGTATGCTCACAGCCCAGCCCAGTTCTACTGCACGGTCAACGAGTTCAATACCTGCCTTGTCTTGATCTGGTACCACTGTTATCTGTTTGTCTAAACTGCGTATCAATCTAACTTGTGCATCACTCACAGTGTTGTGCATCACTGCCACACCACCTATGCTGAGTGCATCAAAGATGCCTTCTGTGACTATGACATGTTGCCAATCCGAGTGCTGTAAGTCTGTGCCAAACACATAACCAGGTTGACTGTCACTGATGAACTTGGGCTGTTTGTCATCTAAAAATCTGCAAGTGTATCCCACAATCTTGTTGTCATGGGTAAATGGTATTACCACATGCAATCTTGTCCAGTGGATGCCGTCGTTTTGTATCTGCACCATGACAGGAAAGTCTTCGGGCACATGTCTGCCACGCACGTAGTCCCAATAAAATTTGTGTTCAGGTGTCAGCAGTTCAGCAAACGGTGGCAAGTCTCGTTCTTCAAATGACACACCACTCAGTGTGTTCCACATTTGTTGTCGATCTTCTAAGATGCCATTGATGCTTCGATGCCGCAGACTTTCAAGATTCAACATCTCTATTTCTACTTCAGGAACATTCATCCAGCCCAGGAGTTTTCGAGCTTTGTAACTTACAGTACGACCCAAGATAAAACTGGCTGTGTAACTACAGTTGAAACAGTGATAACTCCAACCAGCCTCAGTGGCTTTGAGTCCACCACGTCCTCTTCGATCCTGTGTTGACCCATTGTGCTGACAGCACACTGCATTGAAACTCAACCACCCACTGGGCGTCTGTTTCTTTTTTGCAGGTAGGTAAGCAAGGATATCAAGCATCTGTACAGTGTAACAGATCTGTTACGCAAATGCAATGCTTAACGATAAAAGATATTGGTAACGTAGCCAGTTGTGATCAGCA